ATCCACATCGTTTCGCTACGACGCACGTTGAGGATCTTGAGCACTGGAACACGTGCGAAGTGTTCACGGTTGAGGACTTCATCAAATACAACCTTGCATGCGAAATCTATGACGGCAATAAGGAGATATACGGATACCGGTTGGACTTCCTCGATCTGATGCAGTCGACCGTTGAGGAGCTGACCGCTGAGGTCAATAGCCTTCGCATTGAGTGCCGACGACAAGCTGAGCAAGAAGAAGCCGATCGCGTCTATGAAAAGGCCGAAGAAGAATACTCCAACTGGATGAATTCGGCACATGAGGATCGCGCGATCCGGGATCGCTACGAAGACCTCGCCGAAGCAGCTGAATACTAATATGAAACGCGGGGATACTCTTAAAATCACCAAGACCTTTAATGACAAGCCCGTCACGCTATCTTACTTGGTACTTGCCGTAAAGGAAAACATTGTTACCGTAAGAACTCCTAAAAGATACATTGCGCGTCTTAACATCAACAATTTTACACTCATCTCAAAACCACATTAATATGAAAACATTTGAAAACGTACTATCCGCTCTGAACGAAATTGCTAGCGTTCCTGGTAAGAAGGACAAAGAAGCGCTCGTCAAGAAGCACCTTGAAAACACACCTGACTTTGAAAAGGTCGTTGTGCTGATGCTGAATCCGTTCAAGCGATTCTACATCAAGAACTTCGAGCCAGCGACCGATGCTCCATCAACCTGGAATTCTGATGACGCTTACTTTATCTTTGATGAATTGGCGAAACGGAATGTATCTGGAAACGAAGCGCGTTATGCTTGCGGTCGCTTGGTTGCTGCTGGATTTCCCGCTGACCTCATGATCCGTATTCTTAACAAGGATCCTAAGGCAGGCTTCGGTGAATCCACTGTCAATAAGGCAAAGAAAGGCATCATTCCTGACTTCCCTTATATGCGCTGTGCACTACCAAAGGATGCTAAGTTCTCTACTTGGGATTGGAAGAAGGGTGTGATTTCGCAGGAAAAGGCTGACGGAATGTACTGCACAATCAACAAGTCCACTGGAGATATCGCAATGATGTCCCGCAGTGGTAAGCCGTTTGACACCGACTCCTTCCCAGGTATTGTTGAAGCCGCAAAGAAAATGCTCAACGATAACACGCAGACTCAAGGCGAGCTGCTTGTAATCAATGCTGCTGGCGAAGTTCAGCCGCGGGAAATTGGTAATGGTATGCTCAACAAGATTGCGCAAGGTGGAGTATGGCCTGACGGCTTTTCTCCGATTTACCATGCATGGGATCAGATTCCGCTGTCCGAAGTAAAGACCAAGGTTAAGTACAACGTTGGCTATCTTGCGCGTCTCACTGCGCTTGAGGCTCAACTTGGCGAACATAGTCAGGCAATCGCAGTCATCGACACTCGGGTTGTCCACAACATGGACGAAGCAAAAGCACACTATCGTGAAATGCTTGAAGCTGGCAAGGAAGGTACTATTCTGTCTGAGCCAAACGCTCCATGGGTTGACAGTACTTCCAAGTTTAAGATCAAGTTTAAGCTGACCGCTACATGTGAATTGGTTATCACTGGCTGGCGTCCTGGTAAGAACAAGAACAAGGACTTGTTTGGCTCGCTAATTTGTGAATCATCTGACGGTCTGCTTGAGGTCGCTGTCTCTGGTTTTACCGACAGTCATCGTAAGGAAATCTTCGAAAGCATCGACAGTTACATCGGTACGATTATGTCGGTTGACTCTAATATGATCATGGAACCTTCGCGCGGAGGTAAGAAGTGGAGCCTGTTCCTTCCACGATTTGCTGAATTCCGTAAGGACAAGACTGAAGCCGATTCGCTTGACAAGATCAAGGAACAATTTGAAGCTGCTATCCAACTCGCATGACAAACGAAGAATACAGTCAGTGGTATACTGACCATGAAAAGAGTAGTTATCGCCGCAGCCGAATCCTAAAAGGAACACGGGATGACATTCACATCATTGCTATTCCAACTGGACGCAAACTGGACCGATACATCGAAGGATTTGTAGTCCGTAGCGGAAATGAAAATGTATTCCCAGTTGGATACGTTTCACCCGCATGGATTGCCGAATCATTTGAATTTGATGATTCCTTCAAAATAACACTATCACCTAAATCGCATAGCATTTCCATGCCTGGTTGGATGTGGCTGATTAGTGTCCCGATTGGTTTAGTCATTCTTGGAGCAATCATGTATGTGTTGGTCTTTGTCGGATTTGCACGTGCTTTCCGTCCATGGTGATATGTCTAAAATTTCTACAACTAACGGAGAATTACCTTGTCTTCAAGCAAGAGTAATATCGGCGGAAAACAATAATGTTCTCATTCAAGTAAGATGTCCTGCGGGGTTATCAACGCTGACTGGAGATGACGCACTAGAATTGGCCAACAACATCAAGCATCAGTTAACGCAAGTTGGATTTGAGTCTGCATCTGTCAGGGCATTCAAAGAAGAATTTGACCGCATTTTAGCGTCAAAGACAGATAGTCGTACATATCTTCTCTGTAGTGCTCTAGAATCATCTCTTTATTCCGATCTGGGTAAATTACTGCCAGGAATGCCACGAGGCGTTCTAGAATGACGAAAAATACGAAATTTTGTGAAAATTTACGAAAAAAGATATTTACATCCGAGCATTTTCCGTTTATAATAATTCCGTAAGGCAACCACTACAAAATGAATACCAATTACGATACTGCTGAACAAGCTGAAGATGCCGCTAAGGCGTATGCCGAAGCAAATGGCGGTGTTGATACTTTTGACGGCATGAACTGCAACGATTACCTCGAGGAAGGTCAAGTTGAGTGCAGCGGCTGGGACGGCTTCGACCGTCGTTGTGACTGCGGCAATCGTCGAGTCTATTGGGAGATCGAAAAAACCTCTGACGGAAAGTTTTACGCAGTCGCTCGCGCTTACTAATTCTAATCACTACATAACATGACAGACGCTCAAAAGAAACTCGAAAAATTCAAAAAGGATTTCTCTGCATTACTAAATAAGCACCCTGAGATTACTGTTTCTGGAGATATAAATGGAGATCCAGTTGCGTATATTTTTGATGGAATTAAAACGAAAACGATCAATCTTAAATAGATGCAAGACGAATCAAAAGTCGATGATTACCTCGATGAACTTCGAGTGCTGATCCTCAAGTCAAAAACCAACTTAACCTTCGCCGACCGAAAAAGATTCCGCATCGTCTGTAAGGAACTTAAAGCTCTCGGATACACACTTACTCTATAATATGAACTTCACCGTTTCTGCTTTCACCCCGCCAAAAGGCACCACAGTTACTCGCCCTATGACCTACGCTGAGCGTAAGCTTGAAGGTCGTAAAGGTTACGCTCGTCACATCCTCAGTAAATTGCTAGAGTTGCGTCATTGGGCTGACGTGAATGACTTCAAATGCAAAGGTAACGGAACCAAAATTGTCCTTTCTTTCAAAGGCAATCGTGCAACTATCAATTTTCAATATTCCAACGGCGCAACTAAGTTTAACCCAATCGTTTGCCCTTTGTATGACAAAGGAGACGGTACATACACACTTGATCAATGGCTGACCGCTCAGGATCCATGCCTTGGTGCGCGTCTTCTCAAGAACGGACGTAAGCAGATTCTTGATCGTAAAAGTCGCGAAGGCGAAAAGAAAAAACAGACTTACACTGAGCCCCACTCTCCAATGGAAATTGATGAATTCATCTGAACCACGTTATGAAATCCATGGCCAAAGCATCTTCTTCAAGAAAGTGCCGCTGGTCCTGCACATTTCATTTTCTCGCAAGTATTATGGACTGTCGATATCTGCCGCTCGTCGCAAGATGAAAGGATGGCATACTCGCGGCCAACAAGACGAAATCATTCACTACCTTAAAACACAAAAATACATAACACAATGAAAGTAAAATACAAAGGAAGCGCGCAATCTATCAACAACAACGACACTTATACGGTGCTTGATCGTTGTGGATACACCGATCGTTACAAGATTCGCAATGATTCTGGTTGCGTTGAATGGTATGCGGCTAGGAAATTCGTTGAAGTCAATGAAAAGGTTGATACCTCGACGGCTATTAACAGCGATCTTGTGAATAAGATTCAGCGTGAACTTAAGGAGACCGAAGAACGTCTGGGCGTTCTCCGAAATGAACTTGAGAACGCAAAGAACCCGCCAAGCAAAAACATTTTGGAACGTGCTACTCGTAAGCTTGGTCGCAGTTGGATAAACGAAGTTGGAGGTGCTTTAGATAACCTCGCAGATGATTTGGTGATTATCACCGGTGAATGGGTTCGCGGCCTTTCCATTGGCGTATCTATTGAAGGTGATGGGATCATGCTTGACCGTGATTATGACTGGAACATCACGTATCGTAACGGACGTCCTATTCTTCTAATTCTTGACAAGTAATTATGACAGGACAACTTCCAAGACCAGGTAGTGTTTGGCGCCAGACCGCTCTTAATCGGCAAATGCGTGTAGTCTTCTCAAGCATGAAGGAGATCATCGCGCATGATGCTGAAATGAGTGATCGTCTTGAACACATAGTTTCATGGGTAGGTACCGCCGATGAGTTTAACAAACTCTTTGAACCAGGTGACCCATCTAAATTCCCTCAGACCGCAAAGGCATGATTGTTGAAATTCAAACAACGAAGGAAATCCAATTGACGCATGTTTGGATTCAGGTGCCAGTGCGATATGAAGACCAAGACATTCCATACGATTTCCCTTTCAGAACAAAGAACGTATGGACGCCGGCAATTGAACTTGACACTGGACGTGTTGTCGATTGGCCAAAGGGCGTATCGGCAAATGTGTATCTAAAGGTATGCGATTCAGGTCGATATAATCTTATGGATAATGGGATGATCGTTGAGACAATTCATGATTATGTCCCAGCCTTTATTCCAAATGAATATGGCGATTACATCAATTTTGACATCAATGAGGATGGTGTCATTCTTAATTGGTATAATCCCGAAAGTATCAAAGATATGATCGAAGAATATCTAAACGAAAACTCATGAAAAATCTGTATCTTATCCGACATGGCCAAAGCGTCGCGAATGTCGATCCTTCGCATTACTTCACTCAGCATGATCATCTGATTAGTCTTACTGACCTTGGGCGCGAACAGGCAAAGGAGGCGGGCAAGCGAGTATCTTACTTGGTGCAGAACCGTCCATTCACGATTGTTCATTCTCCATTTGTGCGTGCGTCTGAAACGGCGTCGATCATTGACAAGCAATGTATTCTTGACGGGAAGTATGCAGCGATCCATGAATCTCCTCTGTTGTATGAACGCAGCTGGGGTAACCTACGTGAAATTGTCGACAGCCCTGAATTGGATGCTAACATGCATTTCAATTTCTTCTATCGACCTGTAAGCGGCGAAAGCTTTGCAGATACGTATGTTCGCGTTGTGACCTTCTTGCAAGAAGTTCGTATTGGGCGATATCCGCATGATGACATTGTGATTGTTGCTCATGGTGAATGGATTCGTTTAGCAATGATGTATTTGCGTAGTCAATCAGTAGATTACTTTAATCGCTATCATACAAATCCTGAAAATTGTAAGGTTATCCTAGAACAACTATGATCATTTTGTCAAATTATTACAAATAATGTTGTTTACATTTTCCAGGAATCTGTTTATAATACTGTTGTATGGATACCGATAAGATCATTAACTCTGACGTTTTGGAATTTTCCACTCGTGCGCATGCCGGACAAACCCGAAAGTTTACGGGCACGCCTTACATCACGCATCCAATTGCGGTTGCATCAATTGCAAAGGATATTGTTGATAGTGATTGGATTGACAATTCACTGCTTGAGAAGGTTGCATTGCTTCACGATGTTCTTGAAGATACTGATGTTACATATGAAGAATTGCTTGAGGTATTTGGAGGAGAAGTCGCGGGCTGTGTTCGGATTTTGACTAAGATTCCAAGTGAAACTTATCTGCAAGCAATCTTGCGTGCGAAAAAGAATCCAATCACTCGCATTGTAAAGTATGCAGACAATGTGCATAACAGCTCAGATCTTAAGCCGGGTTGTCTAAAGGACAAGTACGAGATGTCAATGTACATTCTTTCAGACGGACACTAATTTGATTTACATACAACCATAATCCATTTATAATAACAATATGAAAAACAATATTGAACTTACGCGCGATTCACTCCTACAGTCTCTCGGACAAGATGTATGTGAAGTGATCTTTACTAAAAAGGATGGCGGTGAACGCCTTATGCGTTGCACTCGCGATTTGAAACGAGCCATCAATGCTCCGATTCCGAAGAATGAAAACTTCGTTGATGACAATCCTGACGTGATTCGCGCATATGATCTTGAGGCTGAAGGATGGCGTTCATTCATCATCGCTAATGTTAAGAGCGCAACCGTATTTGCATAATGGATCAGTGGAGTCAAAATTTTGCGCTTGCTCGTCTCGTCGGATTAAATCCTGATGAATTCACGGGTAAGTGGATTGGAATTGGGTCTAACTTCCATGGGTATGATGATAAAAAACGTCTTGTCATCATACATGACTTCTACAATAGCCTTGATGAATTGCGATGGGTTGATGACGCATACGGCAATTCAGAAATCGCTCCATCCGATGTTTTTTCTCCAATTGAGATGACAGTTATGTTTCTTTCTTGTCGTCCTCATATGCGAACCGAGGCAATCCTAAAATCACTTGACCTTTGGGTAGAGAAGTAATATGATATCCGAAACAATTAACACTGAGATCAATAATCACTGTGGTACAATTCAATTGGATTATTACCATAGTCTTGACGCGATGCACATGGCTGAGAAGACATTGTCACCGCGCGTGTGGCTAACATATATCGACAATCTAAATGCAGTTGTTGGTGATTATGAAAGACCTAAAGGTGTTCAACATTCCGAATCATATCAAAAGGCACATGCATTCTACAAAACAATAACAGAATATGGCAAATCTCTTTAACAAGTCAGGTAAGGTTCATGCACCTGACTTTAAGTACACCGGCGAAGAACCCGATTGGCACAATTGGGAAAAGTGGACAGTAGAAAAGTTCTACCAAGTTCAAAGCAAAGCTTTACGTTTTTACAATTACTATCTTGATAGCAATGCATTTAAGCCTATCGTTTTGTCATGGATGAAGAAGAATGGATATACCAAAGATGAGATGTCTCTAATTAAAGATTCAGCTCCATGGTATCTTCCGACAACAGTAGGTAAGCTTATTCGTATGATGGACGTGGGTATGCCAAGTATTCACCCGCAGGCTGAAGAATACTTTGAAGGTCTGTTGAGATATGACGAAGACGTACCGTTAAAGCCAAAGGATTCTATCGAAGCGGTAGATAGTTATATACGAAAAGCTCTTAAGACGATTAACGCTGACACACAAACTCCAGCGGTCGCACTGATAAAACAGGACGAAAAAAAGAAGATCACGCCACTGGATCGCATTCGTGAACGTGTTCAAAAAGATATTTTAATTTATTTAGATGAACTGAATGATAGCTGGACCGATACTTCAAAAGCGGTTGCATCTCTTAACTTAGGTAATATGTTAAGAGATCATAAGATCCCTGCGCAAGGTCTAGGCGACATCATCAAATGGATTGAGCGCAACCTCGAAGAATATCGAGGCGCATACGAAAAGACTGATCCCCAATTGGTTGAAGGATATTCATACATGTCTAAGCCAAACCTACGTAAGATCGTTTCGATATTAGAGACTTTTAAAGCTGACGTTGAATCGCATGGCAAGATCAAAAATGCAATGCGTAAGCCGCGAACTAAGAAGCCTAAGGCTGCCGATAAGCAAGTGCAACGTCTTAAGTATCAGTCTAACTCCGCAGAATATGCACTTGAGAGTGTTTCACCGTCGCGTATCCCATACGCCCAACGTCTATACATATTCAATACCAAGACTCGACAAATTGGTGTTTACTATGCAAGCGGTAACAATGGATTTGAAGTTAAAGGTACATCACTTAAAGGATTTGATGATGCGCTTAGCTTCCATGCCACATTGCGCAAGCCAAAGGATATTCTTACTGGTGTACTATCGTCGACTCTGAAGAAGCTTGATAAAATCTTTGATGGAGTTAAGATCACTAAGAAGAAAGCTAATGGCCGTCTAAACGAACACACTATTATTCTCAAAGTACTTGAACATCGACCATGACAGATATTACTCCTGAAACAATCATTCCTATCCTAACTAAAGCAGATCTAATTTCTCAGGCTGAGGCATTAGTTCGTACTGAAAGTATGGGTTATGCTGAAGCAATCATTCACGTGTGTGATATGAAAGGTATTGACCCTGAGGACATCGCTAAGCTTGTTGGCGGAAGTCTTAAAGAAAAGCTTAAAGCTGAAGCACAACGAAACAACCTATTACCAAAACCAAATAGCCTGTTCGGTCTATGATTAGTGTTTCAGATGAAACAACTATAACCCCATTTGACGCTTGGAGTATATACACTGCGCTGTCATTGCATTTCCGTAAGGACAGCGGCTATGACGCATTTCGTTTTAACTTTAAAGGTCCGCGCTGCAAGCGTGAAACATTTATGGCGTATCGGCAGCGCTATGCATTTGAGAAAATAGCACGTGCATATCCGAATAAGAACTCTACAATCGAATACTTCCTTGCAAACCTGCTAGACGGGAATACTTGGATTGGTTCAATGAATGACGATTCTTATGCAGGATGGCAAGGCCGCGTTCAACGAATGGACTATGACTTCCGTTCTGCAATGTCAGACTTGTCTAACAATGCAAGTTCATTTGACTCTATCATCAAGCCGTCTTCACGTGAAGACATGCCGCCGATTTACCAGGCATACACTCGAGGAAAACTTCCAATCGAGACGTTAGTAATCCTCGACACATTGGTGAACTACACGTCGAGTATAAATAAGTTTGTGAGCGACCCGCTAGAGATTGTCTCTGACATTACCTACCGTGTCTCTCGCTACAAGCCCTTCTTAAGATCGAAAATTGATGTTTCGAAGGCAAAACAAAATGTACTAAATTCGTTTACATATGTAAACAAATAGTATATAATAACCATACAACGCAATACAACAACAACAACAATACAAAAACATATGTCGTTTGATAAACTGAAACAAAATCGTGCAGCCGCAATCTCAAAACTCGTGAATGCTGCTGAAAAGACAGGCGGAACTAAAACCTATGGCGATGATCGTCTGTGGGCACCAACCGTCGATAAGACTGGTAACGGGTATGCTATTATCCGTTTCCTCCCTGCTAAGGAAGGTGAAGATCTTCCATGGGTTCGCTATTGGGATCATGGATTCAAGGGACCAACTGGTCGTTGGTACATTGAGAACAGCTTGACCAGCATCGGTCAGACTGACCCAGTTTCTGAACTCAACTCTGTTCTTTGGAACAGCGGTAATGAAAAAGACAAGGAAGTTGCACGCGATCGTAAGCGTCGTCTGCATTACGTTTCTAACATCCTGGTTGTTAGCGATCCTGCTAATCCAGCAAATGAAGGAAAGGTATTTATCTTCAAATATGGTAAGAAGATCTTTGACAAGATCAATGATCTGATGCAACCGCAATTCCAGGACGAGACGCCGGTCAATCCGTTCGACTTCTGGGGTGGCGCAAGCTTCCGCTTGAAGATTCGCAACTTCGAAGGATATCGTAACTATGATAAGAGCGAGTTTGATAAACCAACCGAACTCTTTGGCGGTGACGATGCACGTCTTGAGGAAATCTATGGCCAGCTCCATAGCCTATCCGACTTCGTCGATCCGAAGAGCTACAAGTCCTACACTGAACTCAAGAAGAAGCTCATCGAGGTTCTTGGCGAAGAAGCAGTTAATGGATCAGCCTCAACTGCACATACTGCAGTTGCTGAAGTTAATGTTGGTCGTGCCGTTGAAGCACAAGCAGCACCAGCAGCTGGTAGCTCATATGACGATGTCAATGATGACATTCCATTCACGTCTGACGGCGGTACATCATCCGAAGGAGACGATGATGACATCAGCTACTTTGCTAAGCTTGCACGTGGTTAATACCGCATCTGCTTAGTAAGCATATAACCCCATGGCGCTGCCGGTCAGAATTGGACCAGCGGCGCCATTTAAGTTTTGATTGACGTTGCTGTTCGAGACATTGTGTACGTCTCCTCCACGGCTGACATTGTTGACAACCATCATTCCACCACCTGAATTACCTGGACTATTGATTGCTGATACGGTATCAGCTGGAGATGGAGTTACTGTGCTGAGCCCGTTAGATGCGGCCGCAGCAGGCGAATTGGATGCAATGATTTGAATCGGAGTTTTGAAGTCCTTAAGTTCCTCAATCTTATCCCAAGGGAAGCTACCAAATGAAGCCCAATCAGTATTCAAATCAGATATGTACTTCATTCCTTCGCCCATAGCCTTGATAGACTGACCAATACCAATTAGATTATATCCTTCCTTTGACAGCTTCATCAGCTTTTCAAGCGGACTATCTGCTCCAAATGATAGAAGCTTGCCGATAAAATTACCTAAGCCAGCTGCTGCTTCACCAACACCAAACCCAGCAATTGCTGCTCCTATTGCAGCAATACCTCCGGCGATACCAAATAACATTCCCCCGTCAAGCTTAGAAATTCTTTCACTAAATGAATCGAAGAATTCTCCAATTTTGTTATCATCTCCTATTGCTAATTTCAATAGAGTCAATCCAGCTGATAGAGGTAGCATCGCTGCGCCTGCCAGAGTCATTCCAGGAGCTGCCAGTAATAGGAGCAGCGATGCTTTAGCCAAAGATGCTGCTACACCGGTTAGACCTTCAAATGCTTTCATGTCAACCTTACTTAGAACATTTAGTCCATAAGCCAAAGGTATCAATGCAGCACCAAGTGCAGCAATTGCAAGTACTCCTGCTGCAAACAATGCGGCTTGTGGTCCCATTAACAATGCGCCTAATCCAGCAGCGGCTAACGTTAGGCCAACTAATGCAACAGCAGCTATACCTAAAGATTTCCATGAGACATCTTTTAGAAGGTTAAGACCAAATGCTAATGGAATTAGCGAAGCTCCAAGTAATCCTATAGCCAATGCTCCTTTTGCGATCGTTGCCATTGACTTCCCTAAGAAAGTGCCAAGCAATGCTAGTCCGCCAAGTGCAACTGTCGCCTTACCTAAATCTTCCCACTTAACAGATTCAAATGTACGAAGCGCAATTGCAGTTACTGCCAAAGCTGCACCCATTGCAGCAATTCCTAATGCACTCTTTAGCAATGACCCCTGTATTTTTGATAAACCGTATGTTGCTGCAACAATTCCACCAATCACAAGACCGGCCTTACCTAAATCTTCCCACTTAACTTCTGAGAATGTCTTAAGAGATTTTCCAAGAACAAACAGTCCACCGGCAAATAGGATAAAGCCTCCTCCTACTTTTAGAATAGTGTTACCAAGTTTTGTTAGAGATGATACATCAGCCTTACCAAGTTTAGTAACACCCTTTGAGATATTATCGGCGGATTTTACAAAATTACCAACTGTTGTATTATTGATTGCATCGATGAAATCCGTTAGTGGCTTTCTTATGAAGATTAAAGCCAATCCAAATTTCAGCATTGGACCCGCCTCTACCTTATTGAAATCAGAAAATGCTTCAGCTAATGCAGACAGCTTTTTAACACTGGCATCACTCAATTTACTTAGAGTTTCAACAAAACTTTTTATGCTTCCCCCTAGTAGACGTGATGCTACTCCAGCTTTAATTACTCCGCTAACTCTGATCTTTGCAAATTCAGATATTGCCTTTGATGCTTCTGAGAATGTCTTTAGTTTTTCGAGTGATACATCATTGATATCTGACAATTCCGTAATCAAATTGCGCATGCCCTTTGCATATGCCTTAACTACTTTTGGGAAAACGCCAAAAGTAATTGACTTAACAATATCACTAGCTGAAGGTATGATTGACTGACTGCTATTGCCACCACCAGGCGCCCCTCCTTTGTTTTTTGCCAGAGTGTCAATTCCTTTGACCATGATACCCATTAGTTTGGATATTTCCTCAAGGAAAAGCTCAGACATAATCGATGAGTCCCTTAAAGGAGTCAGCGTATTGCCTACTTCATATGTGACTAGCTCGACAGCTGCAGCAATGTCAGTTTGATTACTGAACATTTGCTGCAGGATGTTGGTCATTTCCTGGGATGTTTCTGGCATATATTAAAGGTGGTTTTGTTTGTTATTTCGTTCTTGGTTTTCTTTCTTAATTTGGTCAGCTAATAACGAAATGTAAATTTCTCTCTCCCATGGTAGCATATCTTCAATTTCTGATATGCTATACTTATGATGATACATAAGTGCAAAGTTAGTCTTGTACAGATTAACCAATGACTCATGGGAGAGACTTATGAGAAAAAAGATCTTATGCCGCTAAGAGACTGTTCATTTTCACATGAACATTTGCTGCATTTGAATTTGATTGTATGTTCAACCTTTGGAAGGTTAGTGATGAATGCCTCAATCTTTTGCATCTGTAAACGCGCTAGAGAATTAACAAAGGTCTCCATATCAGATCGACTGTAACTTGTTTTTGGATAAACTTTGTTTTCATCATAGATGCTATCAATACATGCAATAACAGATTCAGTCATTTGATCAGCAGTTGACATGTCCTTCTTAGATGCAATTTTACTCATGTCCTTGACACTCATCGGTTTCATGTTTACTCCAACAGTATCGGTAAGTTGAACGCGACCATCTGGAGCTGAACCCATAACTTTGATTTCATCAAGATTAATGTCAATCTCGTTTTGAGAATCACATTCTGTACATTTAAGTCCAACCGTTGAAATTTCACCAACACTCTTTGAGCGTAACTTAATGAAAAGGTATTCAAGATCATACGATGTAAGATTATCAACATCGACTTTATTGTATGTACACGCACGAATGACATCTTTAATGGCATTCATAATTTGCCCTTGGTCTTGACTTTCTTGAGCAATAAGCAATACCTTTTCTTCTTTAACTAAGAATGGGCGATATTCGGCGGCTGTACCAGTTGAAGGAATTTCAATGGTGTACTTAGGAGATGCAATAATTGGTAAACTCATAAATCTATATATTCATTAATTTGGAATTGGCTCAACTTGAAAGCGATTAAAGGTTAGAGTGCAACTGAAACGAGATATTGCTGATTCGGCACTGTTGTCTAAGAACAATCCTTTGGACGCAAGTGGATATGCTCCCAGCAGTTTTACTCCATACTTAATGTTGTCATTTTCATCAAGCTGCCAAATGATGATGTCTCTTTTATATGCTTCATCATATTCAGCTAGGTAACTGCTTTGGTTGATAATGATTGCAGACCATGCATCAATGATCTTCTTTGGCATGAAATCGTTTGTTAAGTTAAACACGATTTCGATATCATCTTCATCATAACCAATTGGAACCTTAATTGAATGATTCCAAATTGCATACTCAAACGTATTGATGGCTCGGCCTGGAATACTGATGTTATCAACTAAGAAGTTTAAATCTTTAATTGTGCTTACGTCTAAACCTGGTATGGTCACAGGACCTGCTAGTAGTCCAGTGAAGTCGACTTTGAATCGGTTAGGCCGTGCTAATCCGCCGCGTTTACTAATTACTCCTTTTATGTCGTTGATTGTTGCCATATTATAATGCTAAATTTTTAGAAGTATTCCAAACGCTGCGATTCTTTGCACCAACAAAATCTTCAGTTGGCATGAATAATGCAATCTCCCATTCGGATGGAGGAATCTCTACAGTATGACTTACCACATGTGAGTAGAGGTAGTGTTTAAAGCAAGGAGCAAAAGCTCGTAGCTTACTCACGCGTGATAGCGTACTATATGCTAAACGAAATCGAGTCGACTCGTCCATCTTGTCATTGTTGAGAAACGACTGCAGTTCATCAAAGAAAACTGCGCGTGCACGTGGCGAAAGGTAATGTAGGTTAAGTCCATAGAACCCATTTTCAGCTGGACCCACCATAAGGATTAAAGGAAAGCGGTCATAGTATGGTAATGTATCCTTTCCTTTTGGATCATACAGGAACATAAACATGCGACCAATTAAAGGCTTCTTGCGACGTGTCAATCTATCATCTGTCAATACTCGTTGTGAGCCGACATTTGACATCTTACGTAGTCTCTGAGTAAACCACTTACGAGACTTTTCAGTGTATGGTACTATTCCAGCGCGCTCAGCACGATCTTGGATCTTAGCAAATATAGAAGCCATATCTGCTATTTATATGTGTCATGTCAACAGCTTAATTCCAAGCGACTTGATAGTCTTTTCGGTCCACACCTCGAAGATGCAGTTACGATCCTTTGCATATTCAGTTGCAGCTTCCCACTTTGAGATATTCTTGACGTATGTCATAACCTCCTTTATGTAAGCTGGTGTTTTGCGACTACGTGGGCGAGGTTCTTTTGTTTCCTTTTCAGGTTTGATCTCAATGAAGTAGGTCTGCCCTGTCTTGAATGTAACCTTTAGATCAACAAAGTAACGATGGATTTTGTTATCTGTCTTGCAACGATAAGGTATGATTGTTTCTTCGCTGTTCCACTTTTTGACGTTATCATTCTCGTCTAGCCAACGGAACACTTGTCGTTCCCAAAGCGAGCGATAGGTAACCTTTGTATGATCGCCATCATACTTACCTGGGTTCTTGACTCGATATGTTCCGCGGTACGCCATATAAATAGATTCATAGTATTTATATGGAACTTATCTATTCACCAGTAATTCCGTCGGCTGTGCCAATGAAAGAGTGGGGTGTTCCTGGCAACACGTTATTCTATCCGATTGACATGGGGTCTGATCCTTCGAAGACTCCAGACGCAATAAGCGTCAACCGACCAATCATTATGTTCACGTGCGCATCTCGAGTTGCAAATGGGGACTCACAATACATTGGTTTTCCAATTCCTCAGGGTATTGAGTTTTCGGATGGTGCAAGTTATGATGATGCTGCACTTGGATATGCTGGCGCAGCGACCGCAGCTGTTGTAAAAACTGGCATGGAAGCGAGTGATATTGCGTCTAAAGCAGCTGGAATTATTGGAGATATTGGAGATGGCGGAATTGATTCCCTAAAAAACAAATTTGGAAGTGCTGCAATTGCCGCAATTTCTAACTCTAAGCTTGGAGATAATATCAAATCTGGTGTTGGCATTGCAATGAAGATGACGACAAACAAACACATTGTGACTGAATTTACTGGAGTTTCTACTCGTTCATTTGGTTTCAAATTTAAGCTTGTTGGTTCATCGAAGAAAGAATCTGAAATCATTCGCAACATCGGTACTGCGTTTCGTAATGGGCTATATCCAGAGGCAGACCGCCTAGCGCTGAAATATCCGCCTACATGGACAATTCGCTTTATGATGGGTAATAATGATATTAGTTACCTTCCTAAGATTTGGGAATGCTACTTGACTGCTCTCAGTGTATCATACAACGGATCGGCTAATCTTTGGCATACTGACGGTGCTCCAATTGAATGTGAAATTAGCGTATCGTTTAAAGAAACCCGAGCATTGCGTCATCAAGATATTCGCAACCTTGATACAAACGCATTTATCAATATTCCTCCAGGAAATCGAGATGGGTATAAAGTGTTGGGTGAAACTGAACCGTTGTTTGCAAATAGTGGAACAACCAATCTTTCAACAAAAACACCAGAAGAACAAACTAAATGAAATACTTCCGTAGCTTTCCAACAGTCCGATATGATACGTTAGGTGATGGTGTATCTTCACTGATGACTGACTTTACGCCTAACTTTAAAGTTAGAAACGCAAATCTAATTAAGAACATATCGTATATGAATTATACGATTGGTGATGGAGAAAGACCTGACATCACGTCGCATATGTTGTATGGAACGACAGCATACCACTGGACATTTTTTACAATTAATGATCATCTACGAAAAGGCATTTCCGAATGGCCTCTTTCTCAAAATGAACTTGACAATTACATATCATTGAAGTATGGAAAGTATGCATGTATAACGTTTGATCCAACCTCACCGTACACAAACCTTTCATATGTCCCATTCACAACTGAGTACATAGATTCTTTATACCTTGCAGCTGAGACTGAAAACGGAATTGCATATCGTAAAATCATTAGTTACGATACTCTATCTTGTCAGATGATTGTTGAAAGAGCTAATCCAATTTTTAACTTTTACACTGAAGCAGAACGAAATGAATATGATCCAGTTGACATAAGTATATCTGACTTCATAAAGCTTGATTCATATCGTATAGTTTCAATACAGTTTGTTAACCACCCAAATGATAGCAAAGATTATGTCGATGGACCAAATGAGGCTTTTGCATTACAAGTTAACTCTGCATACCAATCAACCGATGATGAAGATGCTATGCAGTATTATTACAATGTAGCAGTTGACAGTTCTGGCAATGATCTTAATCATGAGCTAATGAAAAACGCAACATACCAGTTTTATACATACATCAATGAAGAACCAACTTCATTATCGACATATGATGTTATTGCAGGTGATAACATATACACTAATGTTAATCGCATCACATATGAAGAGATGGAGGAAATTAAGAATACCCAAAAACGAAATATTTCGGTTATTAATCCGGCTAACATTGCGAGATTTACTGAATCATACTTCACTGCGCTAAATAATGGATAATGAACAATATAACACGTATGATCTTAACTCGCAAAACACACCTCGCGGGTTAAGCAATGATGCAGCGCAGATACCTTCTTCATATAAGGTTGAAAAATTCATCATCTCTAATCAACAAGGTAGAACGATGGATATTCGCGGTCTTGTTGTCGGTTTTACAATAACTGAAGAAATCTATTCTCCTATTGTTGTCTTTAACGCTCGCATACGTGATACGATCAATTTCTTTGAGGAATTTGCGTTAAGCGGTCAAGAAATTATTAAGTTAGTTTTAAGAAAAGTTGAAGGACCTGACAACGAAGAAATGCAATTACCTTCAAGTAAGTGGAGAGTTCCAAAAACGATTGATTTATATCTTACGGTTAAAGAGTACCCAAACTACGTTAAGTCAAATGAAACACTTGACGCTCAGGAATATAACTTGATCGCAATTTCTGATTATGCTTATTTAAGCAATCTTCAAAGAATCTCTCATAGTGTACATGGTAATACGATAGATAACATTAGCAAGATCTTCAATGAAAGCTTAAATGTAAAGCCTGATAAGATTACGTTACCCAAGAGCCGATATGCATGTGTTACACAATTTGATGGTGTCGTGACAGTTCAAACACCTCTTAAGGCAATTGAGTGGCTTCGTCAAAAATCGTTTGATCCAAAAGGCGCTCCGTTTTATGTTTACACGACAATAAGTGAAAATAAGGTTGTGTATAAGTCTTGGTCAGCAATGATTGATAATGACAATCGTTATCCTAACAATGATTTTACTTACAAATTAAAGCAATACGTTGAGTCGACTCCATTGACTCAAGATGCATATGCTGAAAACATGGCGCGTATCTTAAGCGTCAATTCAAACATTAAGCTTGATAAGTTAGCACAGGCATCACGTGGTGGATTTGCTAACACGACGCAAATAACAGATTTTGGTACTAAGACATTTGTTGATCGTATCTTTAATATCGACAAAGATGAACAGGTGCGAAAAAACCGTATGGCGCGAACGTTGTCGAATTACAAGTTTACGGAATGGGGCCAAGCGTTTGGGTTCTTAAGTGGCCTAAAGGAAATTAAAGCTCCTCTTGAACTAAACAGAGCTGTTGACGCAAACATCACCGAGGTTGCGGCTCAAGCTGGTAGTAATAATGCGTCGAGCGTTCTTGAACAGCAATCGTCTGCAGCCAAGTCATACCTTGCAAATATTGATTCACAATCACACGAAATTGTTGTATTTGGAGACTTTGGGTTGAATCCCGGAAGAAAGATCAATATTGAAATTCCAAAGTCAGCAAACATTAAGAAATTTTACGAAAAGCAAAAAGGTACTCCAGACGAAACTGATGATAAAGACTACTCGTTAAGTGGTAGTTACATTGTAGCGGTAGCAGTACACACTTTCGAAAACGGATATTACTTAACACGTGCTAAAATAATTAGAGATAACACATGAGAATTAATGATTGGTATGTAGGAGTAGTTGAGGACATCAATGATCCTCAAGGCCAAGGTCGTGTACGTGTTCGCTGCCTTGGGTATCATACGCCTGATCGTAATAAGCTGCCAACGCAGGACTTACCTCTTGCAACTGTTATGTTGCCGACAACGTCCGCAAGTGTTGCTGGTATCGGTTTAAGCGCGACGGCGTTAATCCCTAACACATGGGTATTTGGTTTCTTCCGTGATGGTGCCGAGTTACAAGATCCAGTGATCATGGGAACAATTACGTCTGCAAGTGGGTATGACGTTGGATATGACGTGACTGGAAACATTGGGTTTGGCGATCCACACGGAGTGCTTGATGGCTTTATAGGAAATGACATACCGCCTGAAGCTGGAACCGCAACATCCTCGACAGCTGGAACCGTTGCTAATAGCTTTGGAGCCGCAAACGCAGTTAATGGATCATATATGAATTCTAATGGTTTATCGACTTCGTTTGATCAACCTCAAGCTCAGTTTGTCCCAAATGGCGGAATGATTAATGTTGTAAATGTTGCACGTAGTCAACTGCATGTTAGAGAACAGCCGCCAGGCTCCAATAACGGAGCAGACATTAAAAAGTTTTGGAGTGCAACCGAATACCCAGGTGGATATGGTGGAGAAAAAGGAAAATGGTGTGCTGCATTTATAGCATGGTGTGTACAGCAAGCAGGCGTATTATCTGAGGCTGAAAGACCTAAATCGGCAGCGGTCTTTGAATGGGAGAAATGGGCTAAAGGCAAATCATATGCGCAACTTCGCGAAAACCCAAGGTACATTAAAGCTGGAGATATAGTCATCTTTTCATATAGTCATATTGGTATTGCATCAACCGACAGTGACGCTTCAGGATCTTTTAAAACTATAGATGGCAATACATCAGGTGGAGGGAAAGGAGTTGGATGGGGCGTCTTTGAAAAAAATCGAAATATTAGAACTAGTGTACAAAGCGCTATCACTATATCCAAGAATGCTTCTATCATTGCAGCTTAATCACTAAATACTATTATGGCAGACATTCTTCCAATTTCATCTAATTCGTGGAGCCCGCCGTTACAAGGTGGTGAATCCATTTACCCGTTTAACTCAGTACAAAAGTCACGCAGCGGACACATTCATGAAGTAGACGATACTCTTGGAGCCGAACGAATTCATCGCCAACACAAGAGCGGAACATGTGATACTTACAGCGCAGACGGCGGACGTACTTTAACGATTGTCGGTAGTGATTGGGTCACCATCATTCAAGATGGACACATCTTCATCGGCGGTAATGCATCTATCACTGTCATGGGTGATTGTGAAACAGTGGTTGAAGGTAATTACAATTTATATGTAAAGAAGGATGTCAACTTAAAAGTTGATGGTAAGATTAATACTAAGATTAATGGCGGCGGAATTGCGGCTGACATCGTCGGCGACATTGGAACAAACGTGTCAGGTAATGTCATTTCAACGGTACACGGAGCTCATCAGGAAAAGATTATGGGATCAAAGAGTTTAACAGTTGGTGAAAAAATGCAAACTGTTGTGTCCAGTGATTCCACTTCTACTGTCATGGGCAATTATGTTAACTCAGTTAGCGGAAAATCAATCATGGCTGCAGGAGGAGACGCGACCGTTGCTAGCGGTGCAAACTTAAACTTAGCGTCTGGGGGAGGAGTTATTGTAAACGCTCCATCTGATATGCATCTTGAAGCAGGCGATCTTACAGTCGATGAAAATGTAAATGTAACAGGACAAGCTAGTGTAAAAGGAACAGTGACATCTGATATAGATGTTATTGGCGCATCAATCTCTCTTGTTAATCACGTTCACGTTGAAACCAATTCGGTTACATTACCTCCAACTCCATAATTTCATATGGCAAACACCCAACTATCTTCGCTGACAGAATCAGTTAAAAACACGTTTAATAAATCAAAGTTATCATCCGATCCAACGGGAATATCTTTAGTTGGCACGTTAGCAGATCCAGCAAACTTATTGAATGTTTCGAATGCTAATACAGCAATGACTGTTGACAGCATGACTAACATTAGTGCTGTCATGGTTAAAGCGAATTTAGCGCTTAACTTGGAGCCAGCCGCAAATTTGTTCGATTGTGTAATGAATCTTGAGGATCGCATTATGGCTAAAGCTCAAGAAAAGGCAATGGAATTACTTACAAATAATTCAACCGCAAAAGATGTAGTTTCGAAACTCGGCCAAGTTCAAGCATATGCTAGCACATTACAAGAAGTCATTAATGTTGCCAAGCTCATTAAGGAAAGAGATCTTCTCACAGAAATAGCAATCGCAAAAGGTTTACAAGGATTAGCGAAGGTCAAAAAGGTTCAGGAAATTTTAACTAAATTTGGAGGGGCGGTGAATAATATAACAGATATGATTAACAATCTTGATGTTCTTGATATTTGTTCCGCGCCAAACTATACTGCAAATGGTGCGATTCTCAGCAATGGGATATCTTCACCGGCAATTATCCCGATGGCGTCACCGCCAACACATCCGGGTGCAACTGTTAATACTCAAGTAATAACAGCTAAGAATGATTATGATGGTTTAATGTTCGAAATCAAGAATTACACCGGCAAGGATACATCAAAGACAGGCGACTCTTCATATGTTTCAATGATAACATCGGTAAATACAATTGCTCTTGCATATCATGATAAGTTAATGAAGTCGAAGTCAAATGCCGATGATGCGCGATTTGCTTCTGAATTTAAGACGAGTGTTGGTATTGAATTGAATACTCATAATCTTCAATGGAATGAAGAAATCAAAACCGATTATAATAACAGATGTAATAATATCGGAATATCGCTTGGCCGTTCAGGTGACATTGTTCGCGCGTATGCAATGCGCAATCAAATCGGACCAGTGACAGGCTCAATGCTTTCAACTGGTGTAACGGTGTATGGCGGGCCAAATACTGACTACACGACATTCTTAGACATTAAACCTTCACAGCGCCCGCCGGAATTAACAGCATATTGGCAATCCCGAGGCTATAAAATACCTTCTGGTAATACATATACAAATAGCAAAGGAAAGTCTTTCAGGATTGGCACTCTCGATTATGAAGATGCGTTTAAAGGACCGTTTAGTGATAGATTGATTGATGGTTTTTCATGTGCAAGTACGCGTGTTCCAATTGGTAGCGTACTTGCTCTTAAGAATCCAGATGGTACTCCATACAACCCAAGTGGTAAAAATCCAAGTGGCGTATACACGGTTCATGATACTGGAAATCAGGAGCTAACATATAAAAAGGTTGATATCTTTGCATTAAATCCTGAACCATATAAAGCATCTAATATGGCAGCAGTTCAAGTATTCCTAGTTTCACGTGGAAGCAAAGAAGCTCCACAATACAAGAAAGCTCAGGCGCGCTTCGGCCCATAAGATGTCACTATATAAATACGGTAAATGAATAGCATTCTTTCAGATTACAATCATCCGGGTTATGTGCCTATTGTAACTAGAGATATTATCTATTCTGATTTGGATATGACATTAACCAAAGGTAGCTCAAACGATATTGTTCCGCTAACTGATATTGATGCTATCAAAAATTCAATTCGCAATCTTGTCTTATGTACAACATATGACAGGCCATTTGAACCTTATCTTGGGACGCGCCTAAGAGGTCTTTTATTTGAAAACGTAACTCCTCTTACGGCAATTGCTGTTAAGGACGAAATTCTAAATGTCATTCGCAAATACGAATCTCGTGTCTCAACGGTCAAGGTTAACTTAATTGACATGTCCGATGAAAACGCATATCATGTCACAGTTGAATTTGCAATCAACAACCAAAATCCACAAACAGTGGAGTTCATAATCAATCGTTTACGATAATGCCTGACAAACTTAACATCACTGAGCTAGACTTTGATACAATCAAAAATAATCTTGTCACATACTTTAAGAATGTGACAGATGAAAGAGGACAAAAGCCTTATCAAGATTATGATTTTCAGGGTAGTGCATTAAATACTCTTATGAGTATTCTTGCGTATAATACTCATTACAATGCAATGACGGCTCATATGGCTGTTAATGAAACTTTCATTGACAGCGCACAGCTACGCAGCAGTGTAGTATCGGCCGCAAAGTTACTTGGTTACGTTCCCCGCAGTGCAACCTCTAGTCGTGTTGATGCATCAATTGTAATCACTGCAACGCCAACAAACAATTCATATAGTCTACCCGATTCGTTATATTTGGATCGAAACACGACATTTAAAGTATCTTCTTTGTATAAGGTATACTATTACACTCTTAAGGACGGCGCGACATTTCAAAAAGTAAGTGGTACGTCAACATATATTTCACAATCATCTCCTTTATTTTTAGTTGAAGGACAGCGTGTCACAAAACGATATCCAATTAATGGAGCATATGACTATGAAAAGTATGTCATCGATGACGAGAACATTGACATGTCAAGTTTAATTGTTAGAGTTTATCCTAATCCAAATGATACGGATAATGTAACAGAATATTCTCGATATGAAAATATCAGTCAGACATCGCCTGAAGCGGCTCTGTATTATGTAGCTGAAAATTCTTTAGGGAAGTTTGAAATTACTTTTGGTAATGGTGTAATTAGTCGCAAGCCAAATCCTCTTAGTGTATTAGAATTGGAATACATCATAACAAATGGTTCACAGGCAAACGGTGCCAGCGGCTCGTTTAGTTTAGTATCTAATCCATTTGCTAACACTTCAGAAATTGTATATTCATTTGCTATCAATGTAAACGGACCATCAACTGGTGGAAACGATCGTGAAAGTGTCGATGAAATACGATCCAATGCAACATCCAGTTTCGTTTCACAAAATCGTGCAGTTACAGCTGATGACTATAACAGCATCATCGTTAAGGAATTTCCTCTTGTTAAAAGCGTAAGCATTTGGGGTGGAGAAGATAACGATCCTCCTCAATATGGCAAGGTGTTTATCTCTCCTAGCAAAGAAGAGGCCAATGAAGAGGCTGACATATTAACTGAATCCGAGAAGAGACAGCTTTTAGGGATTATTGCAAATAAGAAAGTCATTGCTATAATACCCGAGATTGTTGATGCGGAACGTATTAACATTATTCTTGATGTTCTCTTCAAGTACAACAGTAACATTACGACTTCTACAAAATCTGAGCTTGAAAATAATTTAAGATCTGGGGTAATCACTGATTATAACAATGTTCAGCTAAAGGGGTTTGGTAAGATCTTTAGGCATTCGGAGTTTACAAAAAAGATTGATAACTCTTCGGCCGCAATACTAAATTCACATGTCCGAGTGTTCCTATCTAAGGATATAACCATTGATCCTACATCATTTGCAAACATTACGGTTAAGTATGGATCACCATTGACGGTTGACGATGGAATTGCGGTTGCCTCATCTGCAGTAACATCAGACACGCCATGGGAATACGACGGTATTCGGGTTTACCTCGCAGACAAAGAAGATCCGACGTCAATGGATAAGAGAATACTATATACATACTCTATCGCAACAAATGGGTCTAGGTATACAGTAAATGATAATGTTGGAAGTATTGTTTTATCAACCGGAATCCTGACAATATCACCTCTTGGAATATCGGACGATCCATTTGATGTCTCAATAGATTTGATTCCAATATCAGATGATGTTGTTTCAAAAAGAAACCAAATTGTAAAAATCGATGTTGCGCGTTGCAACATCTTTGGATATGTAGACGAAATTGCGGTTGGTGGAACAAGCCGTAGTATTAACTATCAAACATTTAAGCGCGACCGATAATGTCAATATCCGTGGCAAGTGCAGCATCAATAGCACACAACGAACCAACACGCTCAGCTTCTCTTTTTCCCGGATATGTTCGGGAAAACCCAGACGCTAAGATTGTGCAAATGATTCGTCACTATTATGAGTACCTAAATTCAAAAGATAATCCATCGCATGAATTAGAGAACTTAATTAGTAATCATGACATTGATGAAATGTCTGACAAATACTTAACGGCTATTGAATTGCAAATTGCTAAGTCTGTTCCTAACAGTGTAACGCTTGATAAGAGACGTCTCTTTAAGATCATTGCTCAATACTACAAGACGCGCGGGTCTGAAGAAAGCATTCACATTTTCTTTCGTATATTTTTCAATGAGTTTGTGACTATATTTTATCCATCGTCTGAGTTGTTTCATACATCAGACAATCAGTCCGAATCATCTACAAATTTTAGGTTACAGGATGGTGAACGTTGGCAAAAGTATTCGTATGAAATTCGAACACTCAATAACCCTTTACAATGGAAAGACTCTTTCCTTAAGTTTGTTCATCCAGCTGGATTAAAACTACTTATTGCAGTTATTGTTTTTTGCTTTGCTGAAAATAACTGGGAAGGATCACTAGAAGATTTTATTAACAATCCTGATGCATTATCTCCAGACGAATATTGGAACAACATCAAGATGGAGGCTATACTCGGAAAGCATTCTCCAAAATGGCAACCAAATACAGATGCACCAATCGACTATCTGTTCAAGGTAATTATTGATTCTGCTCATAGTTACAGAACGCATACATACCCAATTCGTGGTATCAGCGAAGATGAACTTTATGCAGCTGTATTAAATGTACTTCTTGATTTAAGTTTACTTTCATATGGGTCGACACCTGGATTTCGCAGTGAATATCAGATATGGTTAAAATATAAGGATTCTCTAAAAATTTCTGATGGATATTCTAACCTAACGATTGATGACGCATCAGCTGCATATCGACCAATGAACGAATGTCGATTCGAAGTTATGACGCCGACGATTGAAATTGAAGACGACTATGTTTTAGGCTATGTAAATGCAACAATAGGTGCAAGCGGCTCTAGCGGATGCATTGGTGCCACAGGAGCAAGTGGCGCAACCTGTATTTGGGAAACTTCATCAGTTGAGGAGGTCATTCCTCCTGACATCAGCAATATGTATGACTATACAACTGCAAGTGGAAACTTAACATATACTTCAGTTGATAACTTAACCAACACAATCGCAATCAGTGCTGACAATCGAGGTCCTGATGGTAATCTTATAGTTGTAAGACTGCTAAATCCAATCGCAACTGTTACACAAAACGATTTGGTTGCAATCGACATATTTGGAAATAACATTGCGATTACTCCAATGCCGGGTGCTCTATGCAGTCACATAACAGCTGCTCTGAATTTGTATGCAGGTAACCTTATAACAGCAACACAAACAACTCCAAATCGTGGAGAAGTAAAACCAAATCTATCATTGACAGACGTTGCCTCCGTTACGTTAAGCGGCGGATCAAAAACAATCAATCTCGAAATCGCAATGCAGCGACAACATCGTTATGGTTACATCCCGGAAGCAGATGAAATTATATTCTAACTCATATAAATACTTATAACATCAAAGAGACATGGCCGCAATCATCACTGAGAATTACAGAAAGTCTTTAGCTAAGCTATTGGACGAAAATCTACAAGATTCAATTAATAATTACTACATTGGCATTGGCAAATCTGATGAATGGTATGAAGATCTTTCGGGTGGATTGTCTGCTCCCTTTCCTCAAGGTACAACTGGAGATTCGTTAAACTTACTTGGTAATTTAACAGATCTGATAAAGATGAGTTTTGCTGACTATTCACGTGTCATACCCAACGTAAATCCAACAACAGTTGCATCATACTATAAGAAATTTGACCCATATGATGCATCGTGTTTATATCCTTCTACAATAGGAGGTCTTAGTTATAAGCCTGCATACTTTATCGAGCCATCAAGCGGTAATGTGTTTTTAGTTTTAGACGCGCCGACGACGGCGACTACATTAGCAGTAACAAGCTCCGATCCAATTCCATACACATTTTTCTTAAATGGTAACACTGGAGACGGTGCGGTTGAAATGATAACAACCACTTCCGGATATACAATTGTATGCATTGGGAATATTGATCCAAACAGCAAATTTAATAATTCGCAATTTGTTGGAGTAGAAGAAGATCTTAATACATCAGGCACTCTTAAATACAAAGGAGTTGTTTATGGATTCCACGTCGCAAACGGTGGTGTGTATAGTGGTGATGGAACATCTGTCGCTGGAACTGTTACAGTGTATGAATCCGGCTCAACTGTAATGACGTACGCAGCTCCGCTACAAATTCCAGTCCTATGCACAATTTTTGAAGGGAAGATAACTTCGGTTAGACCAACATCTGCATATTATTCCGACCTTGCGACAAACGCTTCTACCTTAAGCGGTTTTAGCTTTAAGAAGCCAACTGCTAAAATTGCGATTACAGCCGAAGGCATCACTCAGACCACTGAGGCCACCATTTATCCAAATGTTTCAAACACAAATGGATTTAAGTACGACATGACTGAGTATACACCTGCATGGTATGTCTGCTTCCTCGCAAACACTAATGTATCGTCACAGGACGTTTATACAAAATACTCTCAGGTTTCATTGATTAGAAATCCAACCTTAGACGGAGCTCTGTCTATTTTAAATGTAGCTTTTCAAAATATGAAGAAAAGCTTCACGCTGGCAGGTTACACTGCTTCTTCGATTGATGAAACGTATTCTATTGTTCAAAAGAACGGCTCTGGTCAGATTGTAAAAAGACTTGGTACTGTTGATTCATATAAGCAAAATGGAGACGATGTTGTCATCTATTACACAAACAGCGCTAAGCACGGATTTGATAAGCCACTCACTACTTCTGGAAATACAATTGTATTTGTAAGTTCAACTGGGGTTGAAACGGCTACATCAATTGTTCCAAGCAGCCCAAGCACTCCAACAGTTAATACCGCCGATGTACTCTTTATAGATAATCGTGCGACAATTAATCGTAGTGCTGATCAAAACGAAGAACTTAAAATCATCATCCAACTATAATGGCAATTACTGCATACAATACAACTTACTGCGACGACGTTAACGTGCCAGACTCTAACGGTAAAACACCGTTGGATAAAAATTACATGCGTATCCTATTTAAGCCAGGATATGCAGTTCAAACACGTGAACTAAATCAGCTGCAGTCACTCATTCAAGCTCAACTTGATCGTCTCGGCGATAGCATTTATCAGAGCGGTAAGCCAGTAATTGATGGTAGCGCTCGATTTGATGATCAGCTTGAAATCTATAGTGTAGATGTCACAACATCGACTCCGCTGATTGATTTAGACGAAAACCTTACGGATGATGTATTTGATTTTACATCATACAATCGTGTTACTCGCACTACAGTTGGAGTAAGCGCCGAACTACCACTGCGCGCAAAGGTTGTTATAGTTGAGCCGCTAGAGCCGCCTACTATAGATGGTCAATATCGTTACAAGCTTTTTCTTAAGAATACAAATTCCGAAACGAGTGCAACCCAAACAAATATCTCGAAGTATTCCGTCGGCGATCTTTTATCATTAGATAACAGTCAAGATGATACTGTTGGGTCAATTGGTTTAAACGTTACATCGGTACATTCTTCGGTGGGAGCACAGGTTGCAAAAGGGGTATACTTCATCAAAGGATGCTATGTTCCAGTCGATGAGCAGTATGTTGCAACTGATATTCCAGCGAATTCTAAATTCACCGGATATGCAGTTCTTAAAGTAACCGAAGGCATTGCTACATCTGAGACCGACGAGACTCTTCTTGACAATGCTCGAGGATATCTTAACTACAGCTCACCTGGAGCTGATCGCTATTACATCGATCTTAAGTTAGAATTGTTAAGCGGAACTGATATACCATCGGATGAAAAATACATTACGATCTTAAAGATTGTTGATGACAAGGTGATGGTCAATTACGCTGAAGCGGAATTTACTGGGATTGATGATAAACTTGCAAAGCGTACATATGAAGAGTCAGGTAACTATGAGGTTAACCCATTCCCAATTCATATTCGTGAAGCGTATAACGATCTAACAAATGGTGGTCTCTACGTAAATAACCAATTACTTGATAACGGCTACACAAATGCTGCGGCTGCGCAAGAAGACTTGATATGCACGCTCGATCCATCGGTTGCATATGTTAAAGGATATCGTGTACAATTGAATTCTGCAATTCCTTTGAAATTTTCTAAAGCCAGAGAAACCGACAGTTTACAAAATGTTGGTATTTCAGCTGACATGGGAATGTATGTCGATGGTATATTTGATTCGGGTAGTGACATTCCAGACATTGAGAATGTAGAAACGATCTATACTCTTAAGTCTGGGACTTACGGCGCCGCGACAATCGGAAGCACCCGCATCCGTTCAATTGAATCAAATGGTGATGGAACATATCGCCTTTTCCTATATGACATAAAATTTATAGGAACATCTGAAATTCGTACTATTCACGAAGATACGAAAATCGTCTTAGGCAGTTCTATTACATTTATCTCAGACACAGTTCTTAAAGATGCTGATGTTCGCACTGCTCTTTATGATCTTCCATTTTCTCCAATAAAGAACATCGAAGATGTACAAATTCTTAAGAAGAAAGTCTTTAGTAACGTATCTGTCACAAAGACCGACTCTACGGTTGGCACACTTACAGTTGTAACTGATACTGGGAGCGCATTTGATAAGAGCCCGACAAACATTATTGTTCGAGTCGCTGGTCTTGTGAGTGGAGCTCCATCAACGGCAATAGTTACAGACATAAATGTTACTCAAGGAACCAGTTCAAATACTCTAACCTTGACATTGAACGGTTTACCCGCAGGCATCACGTCTGTAACGGCAACTGTTATTGCTTCTGTGACTGGCACTGCTAAGCGAGGTAATAAAATTCTTAAGACAGCGACACGCACAATAAGTAATCCTGTCAATGGAGTACGTACACTCACTGGCATTAAGCATCTTGTGTCTGTTACTGGTCCTAGTGGTCCTACATATGAAATTGTTAATGATGGACAATATGATTCTCATTATGAAGACGCAACGATTAGAATAACTAAAACGGGTGAGGACACTGTGCCAGTTACTCTTACCGTTACATACTATGACTTTGATACGTCCGACGCGGTTTATTATGACGCTCTCAGTTATAAGAAGACCGTCGTAAGCGGAGGAATAACATCGACAGTTCAAATACCTCTTGAGGATATTCCATCATATGGTACTACTCCGCTCATTGACGTTCTTGACTTCCGCTATGTACTTGGCGCATCACAATTTTCTCCAATTGATCCATACAGCACAATCACGTTTGATCTTGAATACTACATTCCTCGAATTGATAGCGTAGTCGTTAACAATATCGGAGAATTTTCAATTCTTAAAGGTGTTGCTTCAACTGAGCCTAGGAAGAGATCTATTCCATCAAACGCGATGGAGTTATACACTCTTAACATCGGCCCATATACATTCGGTCCTGACGACGTAGATATAGAAAAGATTGACAATAAGAGATACACAATGAGTAACATCCGCTCATTAGAAAAACGAATCTCAAATCTTGAATACTACACGACGCTTTCATTGCTTGAAAAGAACGCAAATGATGCGACTATTCTCGATGACCTCGGTATTGACCGATTTAAGAATGGTTTTGTAGTCGACAATTTCATAGGTCATAATGTAAGTGATACATCCGAAGGCAACAGCGTGTGCGCGGTTGATCCAGATACCAATGAGTGCCGCCCCGCTTTCTCAACAAGAAGTCTTAAACTTAAGGCATTTAGCACCGCTCAGGTAATGCCTGAAGGCTGGTTGAGCGGTGTACATGATCGTTCAATAACTTTACCGTATAAACCACTTGCTTATATCAAACAGAGCGCGGCAAGCGAATCACGCACAATTGTTCCTCTTGACACAGCAACAGCTGTTGGTAAATTAAGTCTCTACCCATCAGCAGATTATTGGTGTGAGACAAATGAAATTGCACCAAATGTTGTTCAAAATGACTCGCTTAAAGATTCATTTATAAACGTTCTAACCGGACTGGAAGACGTGCTTGATGTTGACATTCTTGGCACTGAATGGAATAGCTGGACCGCATACTGGGGCGGGAAGCCGGTGAACTCATACAGAAAGAAGACTCGTAAGAAAATAAGAAAACGTTTTGCTAATCAGATTGAATACCGCAGAGACGGATTAACCACATCAATTGGTACTGATAATACGACCGTCGATTTAGGTGAACGTGTGGTTGACCTTTCGGTTCGACCATATATTCGTCGCCGTTACATTTATTTCAGCGCCAAAGCTCTTAAGGCCAACACTATTTACTACCCATTCTTTGATGGAGTTGATGTTGGATTTACTTGTTACAATCTAACTGAAACTGAGTTTAATGAAAGAAAGAATGATGACATCGTAGGACCATATCTACCTGAAATTACACCAGGTAGCCAAACACAAATTAAGTCAAACGAAGACGGTGAATTATTTGGAGTGTTTGTTGTACCAGACTTCACGAAGTCTGGTTTGCGATTCTTGACGGGTGAACGTGAATTTAAGTTATCAGATTCTCCAAGAAATTCTTCTCCAGAGATAACGAGTTATGCATCAACTAACTATGTTGCATCTGGAATGACTAAGACGGTTCAGTCAGCGATTCTTTCGACGGCCGTTCCTGAACTTGTAAGAACACCAGTTGCTGAAATCAGAATCAATAATGTAACTCATACTGTTGCTAACAGTCATGGTGTATGTGGATATCAAGACCCTATTGCGCAGAGCTTTTTAATCGACAATGATGAAGGTATCTTTGCTGTTGGTATTGACTTATTCTTTTCCAAGAAATCTTCCACAAATACTCCAGTTGAAATTTATATTGTTACATGTGAAAATGGGATGCCTACGCAAAATGTAGTTCCACTCTCAACGGTGATTAAGAAGACAGCTGATGTGATTGTATCTGACAATCAACTTCCAGGACCTCCGACATATTTTGAATTTGAACAGCCAGTGTACCTATCTCCATATCAAGAATATGCAGTCGTTTGTAAGAGTACTGATGTTGATTACAAAGTATTCACGGCAACATTAGGTCAACCCAACATCGCAGATGCTGGACAGACTATCTCGAAGAATCCATACGGAGGCGTATTCTTTGTCAGTGCAAACTCATCAACATGGACGCCAGAACAAACAGTAGATCTTACATTTACTTTATACCGTGCTCAATTTGATGCAAACTCTCAAAAAGAAGTTGTATTTAATACTCCATCAGTACAAACGCTAAGAAGAATCCAAGTTACAAATGCTGGTTCAGGTTACACGTCAGCGCCAACAGTCACTATTGATGGTAGCGCAACTGCGTATGCAGTTCGAAATTCAAGTGACGGAATCTCTGAAATTGTTATCACGAATCAAGGTGAAGGCTATACCAACATTCCAACAGTCACAATTGATCCGCCAGGATCGGGCGGTACACAAGCAACAGCAATAGCAGTGATGGCTAATCATCAGGTCTCTAACTTCGTCTTAGATCAAGATACAGTTGAGCTTGCAATATCAGCTGACATCAAAACATCAGTTACAAATCAAATCACCATTATTGGTAACAATTATAAAGTTGAAGCCGACTCTACATATGAAGCATATAAGAGCAAGAAGGCATGGTCCGATGACGAGGATGGTGTGAATCGTAATAATTTGGTAGAGCTTACTTCTACTCTATATACTACTTCTGATTATATCACTCCAGTCATTGACACTGACCGCCTAAATGTTAAGTTGATTCGCAACAACATCCAAACGGATACAGCAAAAACTTCTCGCTATGTTACACGTGACATTCAATTAGCCGAAAAGGCAGATCAGCTTGATATTTACTTTGACGCAAATCGACCATCCACTGTGTGCAATCTAAACGTGTATGTTAAGTATGATGACAGCGGGGATTGGATCAGCGTTCCAATATTGAATCCACGATTCATCCCAGTAAACACCGATCCTGATACGTTTTCTGAAATTCATTATCAGATTAAATCTACACCTAGCGAATTTGGTTCATTTAGAGTTAAGATTGAATTTGTCGGTGCAAATATTGTTGACGTCCCACGTATTAAAAACTTCAGAGCAATTGCTACCACATGAGTTTAAGTCATATGGTCCCGGTTGATGAGTATCGCGATTTATGTCGCGATACTCAATCCAACTCTATCGTTAATACAAATAGAGATGCATATCTTAATGCTAAGATGAAAAAGAAAGCGATTGCTCAACAAAAGTCTGAACATGCACAAATGAAAAATCAGATTGAAGAATTGATAAAACGATGCGAAGTGCTAGAACATCAAGTATCAAAGTTAGCAGGTATAAATAGTTAAGATATATGGAAACAATTGATTTTGACCTATTTGGCGCCACTGGTGTATTGGGCACCGATACATTTGAGACATGGAGACTAAAGACCAATGGAATAATCGGAAAGGTTAGCACCATCAATTCTTCCTATGCTTCACGCAATGGTGTTTTGCTATTGGATAATTCCGCACAAACGGTATTAGGTAACAAAATTTTCAGTAACGGAATTACGGTTGGCGGAAGTGGTGGAAATGTACCTCTTACTGTCAACTCTTCAAGTGAACTTTTGCTGACAAACAACTTAGTAATTCTAGGAGATAAGACTCTATCAGCTAACACTTTAATCTCTGGAAGTGGTAAGCTTACTCTTGGCGGAAGAACATATCAGTGGCCAACACTCAAGGAAGACCAAATTGAAGGTTACGTATACCATAATCCAGCTGGCAATATTGCGTTTGAGAGTTTGAACACTGTTGTTGACAAAGTTAAGCTCGGCATTGCTAAGTCCGCTTTAGTATCAGCTCAAGAAATTACTCCAGTTGGAACCGTTATTGGTGTTAGACTAAATTCAGCTCCTTCAACTGGATTGATTGAAAACACTTGGTTACTATGCGATGGTGAAACTACATACAATTCGGAAACATATCCTGAACTGGCTGCTAAATTAGAAGCGCCTAATCCTGGAACATTCACGACTCCCGATTTGAGAACCAAAGTTCTTATGGGATCAAGCGGTGCAACCGGATTCATTGGATCAACAGGTGCAACGGGTGCTCCATCATATTACGATGTACATTATTACATTAAAGCTAAAAAGGATGCGACCGTTACGTTTACACTCAACAGTGGAAATGGTGTCACTCTATTAGGTAAGGATGCTAACTCTTCAATTGATATTTACGGTGGAACGGTTTCGCTAAACGTAGGCTCTGAATTTACGTTTGATATCAATAAAAGGTTGTTACTATCAAACGGTGAAATATCTTATACGAAGTTAGCAAATGCGTCGACGACCGCTGCAACTGGATCTATAGGAATTCCTCTTAGAGATACAAATGGTTATGTTCGAGGAAACACACCCGGTATCGTAGGACCTACCGCTGAAGGATCAATTCTCGTCAATAAAGCTTATGTTGATAACCTGGCCGAATCAAAAGATCATAAGATCCGAAGTCTAAATGGAAAAGGTTATAATTCTTACGGTGTGCAACCATACCTCGGAGCAGTATTTGTAAATTACGAAAACCATGTTAAGGCATATGGAGCATCCGACGGTTCTCGTGCATTACGATATGGAGATGTTTATAGTAATGCTCTTGGGTACACGCTTCCGATATACTCTAAAAATGCTACGAACGTTTATTCTGATACATATAACACATACATAAAATATGCAGATGATACTGTATATTCGTATGGATGGAATTCTGTTCGCAAAACGGGCGTTGCTCTCCCATTGGCATCAGCAACATACCTCACTTCACCAAACCTCGCGTTTGACGGAGAACCAATTGATGAAGTTATTTTAAGTTACTCCACGGCCGAGACGGTATATGCAATAACAAAGGATGGTCGCCTATGGGTTGCAGGAAGCAATCGGTATGGTCAACTAGGGCTTGGCTCAAGTGCTCCAGGCGCCGGCACCTCCACAGCTTACCTTCCGCGTGCAACAAATCCAGGTGGAAAGACTGTTAGAAAAGCATGGCTAATTGGAGACGGTAACGCGCAGACTGGATATGTTTTAGCAACAGACGATACATTGTGGGCATGTGGTTATGGTGGTTGGGGTCAAATGGGTCGGATCAATTTCAGCAATAGTAATCCGACATGGGTCCCAGTCTTAAATCCAGTAACATCTTCTTATACCGGCGGTACAACTGCATATGATTCAGGTACTTACACCTCTACATCTCCACATGGATTGCAAGATTATGACATCGCCAAGTCCGGTACACTTAATTATGTAGTGAAAGTTTTATCTGCTAACACCTTCCAATTATGTAGTAATGATTTGTTAGTGCCTATCACATCGTCGACGGCACCACTAACATTTAGCGGGAGCACTCAAATTCATAAGCGAATGACTGGCATAGCAAATGCTGCATTTGGTGGAACTGGAGGCTTGACATTTGGTTATATTCAAACGACAGATGGAACTCTATATGCATGGGGGTATGGCGGTTATGGTCAACTAGGAAATGGATCAACTGCATATAAATCACTCCCAACTGCAGTAGAAAAAACAATTGGTTCAACCGTTAAATCCCAAGCACTATACACTGGATTAGACCACACGGTGCACTTTGTTTCAACGGCCGCAACAGGCAATCATCTGTATGCATGTGGAAGAAATAACTATGGTCAGTTAGGTATCGGCCAAAACGTAGGATACCAAAGTCAATTTCAAAAAGTATCGGTTGCGAATCTAAGCGACAGCGGTCTCCAAATTACAGGCAATGATTACTCAGTACACCAATTCTTTAGTCCTGGAACCAATTGTAGATTTTGTGTATTTCAATCAGGCACCAATAAGAAATTAACTGCATGGGGTGAAAATCCATACAACAAGTTAGGAACACATAATAACGCAGCCTCACACAATGCTCCACAAAACGTGTATGTTGAAAATGATAGTAATGTAACTGATGTACAAACTACAATTATACGTGAAAGTAGTGGGCACTTAACAACACTTATGACTGCCGACGATAGCCAAGAATACGGCGATTTGCATACGTGTGGTTATCATTATTATAATGTTGGTGCCTTCCCGAACGACGCAGCGGTTCCATACTTAACAAAATCTAAAAACATTTAATAAATACCTTTATGTCAGATATCCCAACACGCGTGATTGTAAAATCAAGCTCAGTCCCTTCAGCGGTACCAACATCTGCGTTTTTGGAACGCGGTGAATTTGCTTTAAATTATGCTGACGGGAAGCTCTATTACAAAGATGAAGCCGATAACATTAAGTTCATTGGTCAAGATCTAATTGGCGCAAGCGGCGCAACTGGCGGTAGTAGTGGAGCAACCGGAGCGACAGGAGCAACCGGTCCAACCGGTCTTCAAGGCACGCAGGGTCCAATTGGAAACACCGGAGGGAGCGGAGCAACTGGAGCAACTGGTGTAAGAGGATCAACTGGTCCAACTGGAGCGACTGGAGCGACAATCGTATCAGCTGAAATCGGATATGATGGAAATCTTTTCTTAACGCTATCAAATTCTTCAGTCATTTTAGTCGGAGACGTTGTAGGAGCAACTGGCGCACCTGGAACAAGTATTACCGTAAAAGGTGCAGTCGATATTTTCGACAACCTTCCTCCATCCACTAGTAATACGCAAGGTGATTTATGGATTGTTGCCTACACCGGCCATGCATGGGTTTGGGGTGGATCTGGCTGGGTTGATGCTGGAAGTATTGTAGGACCTCAAGGCCCATCTGGAGCAACAGGTGCTACCGGGTCCGCTGGTCCAACCGGCGCAACTGGGCCGCAGGGATTAGTTGGAGCAGCTGGAGCAGCTGGTCTTAACGGATCGGCAGGCCCATCTGGAGCAACCGGCGCAACCGGCGCAACCGGAGCAAGTGGAGCAATCGGCGCAACCGGAGCAACTGGAGTAACTGGAGCACAGGGACCTTCTGGTGATGTTGGGCCAACCGGGGCAAGTGGAGCAACCGGCGCAACCGGAGCAACCGGCGCAACCGGAGCAACCGGCGCAACCGGAGCAACCGGAGCAACCGGTGCGACTGGGCCGCCGGGATTAGTTGGAGCAGCTGGAGCAGCTGGAGCAACCGGCGCAAGTGGAGCAATCGGCGCAAGTGGACCGCGTGGAGCAACAGGTGTGAGTGGACTAATTGGGGCAACTGGTATTAGTATAGGGACTATTACTGTCCTATATGACGGCACGTTAATCATCCAGTTTAGCAATGGTACAATTCAAACTTTTGGGAGTATCACTGGACCACAAGGACCACCTGGAACGGCATTTACACTAAAAGGAAGTGTTGCTAATTTCGCGGCATTAAATACAATACCGTCTCCAGCCGATGGTGATGCATGGATACTCGCGGATACAAAGGTTGTTTATATTTACACCGCAGCAAATGCACCAGAACCATGGACTAATGCTGGATTACTACAAGGAGCACAAGGAGCAACGGGGCCGCAAGGACCAATCGGTTTGTCCGGAATAAACGGAGCAACAGGCGCAACTGGACCACAAGGGGCAACTGGAACAACTGCATGGGGAGATCTTACTGGAGTGCCAGGCACGTTTACGCCATCTTCACACACACACGTGAGTTCAGCTATCACAGATGCATCTGCATCTCCATCGGCAAATAAGGTTGTTAAATACGACGGAGATGGTAGAATAACCGCACCTGTATTTGTTAATAGCATAACTTTACGAAATGGTCCTGGGCGCACTTCTCAACTACAATATACTAGTGAAGCTGATAATGTATTGTATTTGCCGCACTCCCTCACCCCCAAAACATTAGCGGTGGTATCAGCATCCGACGGTAAAATCTTTCCAGCTGATATTGAGAACGCAACCGTAGAGCGCACACCAAATACTTTAGCGTTAAGAGATAGTTCTGGTATACTAAGCGCAAATTCATATAAGTTAGGCGGGACTAATTCATTAATAGGTGCATCGGGTGCATCAGGCATTACTTGGACTTTACCTTCATCATCTGGAAATATAGCATTAACCAGTCAATCGAACGGTGAAATTACACCGGCTGATATTGATGGTGTAGATGTTGAAGCTACACCTGATACTATTGCATTAAGAAATGAAAACGGCGATTTAACTGTTAATGAGCTAATTGGTAGCACTGCACAAATTGGAACAACCGTGCATGATATGTCAGGTGCTTCCGGGTATTCTAAATTATGCAACATTGGAAACTTTATTTCATATACAACATCAGATGGAGCTGATCAATGGCATAGTTTCAATTCGGCACTCATCATTCAAACAAACGATACTTTTACTAGTTCAGTAACAGTCAATGCAACCGCATTCTTCAGTTCGTCTGTTCAAATGAGTGGAAGCGTGGTGTATAACGGAGGTAGCACTAAAACAATTACTTTCTCTGGCGTACAATTTGATTTGACGACTCCTTCTAAAAATTCATTAATATCTCAGTTAACTTCACCTACACCGACCGATGGAAATTTAGTTAAGTATGGCGCAGGTGGAATCATAACATCAGCGGGTCAGGTTTATTCTAACAGCGCATCCTTCACATATAACAACGCTACAGCTAAAACTAATCATCGAACTGCTCTAGGTATCAAAGGAGAAATTGTTACGATCGATGTAGGTCAAAGTTCTGTGACTGTATCTGCGATCGGAGTTACCACATCGACTCCGATTGTTGGAACTCTGATAACAGATGACACTACATTAAAATACATTCGCATTGTGCCCGGGACTAATTCATATGCGGTGCATGGAAACGCTGCTGCTACAGCAGAATGTAAGGTGAGTGTTATGATAATCCAGTGAAGATCTAATCTAATAAATACAGTGTATGGCCCAGTACACTGATATCACCATAGATCAAGGCTCAACATATTCAGGTAAGATTCCCGTAGTTGGCGCAAATAAGTTGCCAGTGAATCTCACCGGATTTGCAGCACGTGGTCAAATCCGTCGATCATATTCATCATTGACATCTGTAAATTTCTCAACAAGTATTCAGGATCCAGAGTCTGGTGAAATTTACATTAACCTTACACCAACTCAAACCGGGGCAATGAAGCCTGGTCGATATGTCTTTGATGTCGAAATTTACAATGAAAATGAAACTGATGTGATTCGTGTATGCGAAGGTCAAGCCGAAATTACACCTCGCGCAACTAAGCCAATAGAATAAGTTAAACATGCCTGACATCATCGGTGGCCAAATAATATCAACGCACGTAATAGGTGGAACACTTGTTGAACAAGATAGTTTTTCATCTACACTAAATAACACTCTTGCACCAGGACCAATTGGGGCGACGGGTCCTCAAGGTTTAGTTGGTTCAACAGGACCAATTGGGTCTACAGGTAGCACAGGACCAATTGGGGCGACGGGTCCTCAAGGTTTAGTTGGTTCAACAGGACCAATTGGGTCTACAGGTAGCACAGGACCAATTGGGGCGACGGGTAGCACAGGTCCAATTGGGGCGACGGGTTCAACAGGACCAATTGGGGCGACGGGTCCTCAAGGTTTAGTCGGATCAACTGGACCCCAAGGTCTTGTAGGAGGAAGCGGTGCGACAGGCTCAACTGGACCAGCCGGTGTAGACGCTTTATGGAATTACACTCACGAGTATAATGGTGGTGTAAGTTATTCGGTTGGCGATCTCGCAACATACGGCGGCCAACTGTTTTATCGAAAACATGCCAATGGCGGTAACATAGGAGATACTCCATATGATGGTAGTTTATTTTGGGATCTAATTGCTTCAAGCGGAGCAACTGGAATTCAAGGTCCGCAAGGCTCAACAGGACCCCAAGGAGCAACCGGCAGCACTGGTATTCAAGGTCTTGTAGGAGGAAGCGGTGCGACAGGCTCAACTGGGCCCCAAGGATCTACAGGAGCAACTGGTATTCAAGGTCTTGTAGGAGAAACTGGTATTCAAGGTCCGCAAGGCTCAACTGGACCTCAAGGAGCAACAGGAGCAACGGGCCCTACGCCTGAAGGTGTTGTATATGACACAGGTGATCAGAGTATTGCTGGCGATAAAACCTTCACGTCTTTATTAACAGCCACAGCAAACTTTTCAAACGGTCAAATATTGGTTGGCTCGTCCGGGCAAAGCGGACGCATTCGTTTTGCTAGAGGAAGCGATGGCAGCGTCCAGGCATATGTCGGTTATAACTCCTCGACGTCGCCTGGAGAATTTATAATCAGCTCAACTGGTGGAGCTGGCTCTGTTGGCCTCACAAATGCTAATGGTAGAATACTCTTCTTAAATAACCAAGGCAACATCGGTGTTGGTAATGTTGGTATTTCAGGCACTATCTCTGCGCAACTACACGTCACGAAGACATCAGAACAGATGAGAATTGGATATGACACTTCCAATTACTGGTCTTCAACAATTAGTTCAACTGGAGGTCTAACAATGCAAGGGGTTGGAACCGGTGGCGCTCTAACGATTTCCCCTACCTCTGGGCAAAACATAAACCTCACGCTATCGGGAACTGGAGATTTTGCGGTGAATACCAATCACCTATATGTTGACACAAGTACTGGAAATGTCGGTGTCGGGACAGCTACTCCAAACGAAAAATTAACTGTAGCTGGGAATACTTTTGTTACTGGCGGTTTGGGTATCGGCGCTACAAATACAGCAGCTGGAACTATACAACTTGGATCAAACGGTTCAAACGGCGCACCTTCTATTGGTTGGGAAACTACTGGGTTTTATAAAACAGCTGGTAATTCAGTTGTGTTCACAAGTTCTGGTGCAAATGCGACCACTTTTACCGCAGGTGGAGGTATTAGCACTTTAGGTAATGTTGCAGGTGGATCAGGGACGGTAAGTGCTCCTTCTCATACATTTACTGCGGAGTCAAGTTTAGGTATGTGGAGGGCTGGTACAAATATACTAGCTTTCTCTACGGCTAGTTCTGAGAGGTTGAGAATTGATGCTAATGGAAATGTCGGTGTCGGGACAACTACTCCAAATGAAAAATTAACAGTCTCGGGAAATATATCTGCCACCAATATATACTCCGGTAATATTGTATATAATACAAGTGATCAAAGTATTGCTGGCGATAAAACCTTTACAGATGACTTGATTTGTAATGGACAAATAACAGCACCAAACCAAACGGATACCACCGGAAATTCAGTTTTAACGCGTTCGTTAGCAGATGCACGATACATATCAAATGTTGGATTGTTAGGTTTGGCAACAATCACTCTTGTCGATGTAGCGATGGGTTTTTCTTCTCAGGCAATAAACACGACATTAAACCAACCAGCTTCAACGGGTGCAACTGGTCTTAGGCTCACCACAACGGCTGGTATGGCAGTTGGTATGACAATCGCAACAAACATATTCACTGGAATTCCGCATAATACATACATCACAGCTATAAATGCGGCTGCTGTTTCACCACTACCAAACGTTACAATTTCTGCTCCGCTAATTGCTGACATCGCATCAGGAACAACCATACACACCATGGTTATTGCTGGTGGAACTGCAACGTCGTCAGGTAGATTTATGAACGTATCTACAAGTGCGACTTTAGGGAGTGAATCATCTTTGCTTGCCGGTTCCTTTAATCCGGCTCCCTTCGTTTATGCAGGAGAAGCTACTACTGGCACAACTGGTATTAATTTCGACCGAAAAACATACTTCGGTTTTAAAATTACAGTATCACACGGATCCAATAGTGGGCCAAACGCAGGAGCAGATGGTTGGGTGCGTATGGGTTGTTCGCGTCAATACCGAAAATATGGAGCACCTGAAGCTCCAAATAAAGCAGTGGGTATATGGCGTTCAGCTGGATCATATTATGCGTGGGTGATGGATGGAACGACTCTAAACGTCGGAGCAACACCCATATTTACGACTACATCGCCCTTTTCGCCCGTTACGTTGGTTGAAATTACTGGCGACGGGCTAGGAAATTTTACATTCCATATAAACGGAGTTGCTATACAAACTTTAACGGGAGGACCAACTGGACAATCTGGACAAGAAGGTACTCAATTTGCATTATGTGTAAGAAATCTTACTGGTGGTCCATCTAGTAATTGCACTATGGCAATCGTGAACGGACAATTCATTTTCACATACTTAGAATAATATGATTACAAACAAAACTCAAACACAAAAGGATATTGATCAGATTGAAAAACTAGCTGACAATACAATCAGAGCTTTAAAGGCGGCGGTTTCATCGTTGAACAACTCTTTTGATTATTTTTGGAATTTACCAGAAGAAAGACTTGTTAATGTGTTGAATTCATTGATAGAATCTGAAGCCTTACAAAGTGTGTTTAATCGGCACGCCGAAACTGCACAACATTTCAATTCGATTCTTCAATCTAATGGGGTGTTTGACGTGAGATGTAAGACAGTTGTTCCCAAGGTATTCACAATAGGAGAAAGTGGAGTGACTATAGTCAAACCAATAATTGAAGAACCGATGGTCGAATACATCTCTACAGACCAACCAATAATTGAAGAACCGGTTGTCGAATACATCCCCACAGACTTAGAGTAAATGATGTTAGTCATTCATGGAGCTTTCGCTTCAAGTAACTCTTTATGTGTAAGATGGAGTCTTCCGGTATTTGCCGTAAAGTAATAACGATCTCCTTCTACTTTATAGATTGTGATGTGGTCAACTATGCCTAGACCTAAGTCGCTCAGTTGATTTGCAAACTCTTTCGTAATGTTAATGCGTTCATTCATAATGGATATATATCTAAATGAAAGTAGCTTTAGCATTAAGAGGCCATATAAGAGACGGGTTGATCGATGCACGACTTCGTCAATTTGTAGAAAAACTAATCTCTACGCGACATGTCGGTACTCTTGACATATATTGTCATACATGGAAAGAACATGAGGCCAAGAGTTCATACCGGAAATTGGATCATGGTGTAATTGTAAATGTTACACCGGATTTGATTAAACACTACTTTGGTGAAAACATCCGAGATAAAATAAAGAGCATTGAAATCGCAGATGACTCTAAGTTAGAGCTTAAAGGAAACCTTGAAGGCAAAGTTGCAAAATCATTATTACCGATTGTCGCATGGAAGCGAATGTGGGCTGGTAAAAGAAAGTTGATTGACACAATTGCAGAGTCAGGTGTACAATATGATAAGGTAATCAACACTCGATACGACTTGTTCACTCATCATTTATGTTTAACGAGTGAACCTTTGCTGATGAGAATTTTTAATTCACCTCGCACCTTAAACTTTAAGTACCCAATATATACGCGTAATCCTGTCGGATTAGACAATTTTTATGTTGGACAATTGCAACAAATGCAAAAGCTTATCCATTCATTTGATGATAGTTTAGATGAAATAGTTAAGATATATCCAAATATTGACGTTCAAGAAAAATTAGTTTATGAATATGCAAAAGACAATAGACTTATACTCCGCTAAGATAGTAGGATGTGGACTTAGCGGAACTGTTGCGGCAGTATGTCTTGCTCGCAAGGGATACATTGTTGACATCTTTGAAACACGATCTCATATTGGTGGAAATTGCTATGATGCACCACTTGGTAATGTAAAGTTTCTTCATCAATATGGACCACACATTTTTCATACCGATGACGAAGAGGTCTGGGATTTTGTTAAGGACTATTCTGAATGGACTTCATTCAACCTGCAGCCTAAAGGCCAATCCACTCATTATGGATTGATCAGCCTTCCTTACAGTCAAAAAACAATTAAAGAGATTGGTCATGAATTGTCACAGGAAGAAATTGTTGATACAATCTTTAAAGACTATTCCGAAAAGCAGTGGGGAGTTCCGTTTGATACTATACCAAAGACAATCACTAATCGCATTCCAAAGACAGCGAATTGTGAAGACCCTACCTGGTTTGAAGGACAAAAGTATCAGTGCATTCCTAAGGATGGTTATACCGCAATGTTTCGGAAGATGCTTGACCACCCTAACATACACGTGCATCTTAATTGTAAGCCAAACGAATGGAGGGAACACGCGGCGACATTAACAGTTTACACTGGAAAAGTTGATGCATACTATGACTATAAACACGGTCGTTTGCCATACCGCACGCTTGAATTTCATCATCGCAGTGGAGTTCCAGTTGAAGAACATTTCGTTGTTAATCAAATCAATTCACATTCACCTTACACTCGAATTTATGATCATAGCCACTTTGATCAGAATCATACTGGGACGACTACGGTTACATGTGAATACTCAAAGGAATGTGGGAACGACGAT